GTTTGGACGAGAATAACCGCTTCCTTGCGACACTCGATTCCGGGCTTAACAACTGCCTCACAGTTGAAGCCAACGCAGATCAGACTGGGCGGGCATTTCTGCAGGATGTCGTCATGTCTATGATGGACGAGGGGTGTGTGGCCATTGTCCCGACAGACACGGATGATGATCCGGGTGATGGGATTCCTGGCTCTTTTGACATCGATGCTATGCGGACGGGACAGATTTTGGAATGGTATCCGCAGCATGTCCGCGTCCGGGTCTATAACGAACGGACGGGGCAGAAAGAAGATATCCTTATGGCAAAGCAGTCGGTGGCAATTATTGAGAATCCGCTTTATGCGGTTATCAACGAATCGAATTCCACGATGCAACGCCTGATCAGAAAACTGAATCTGTTGGATGTGATTGACGAACAGAACGGTTCAGGGAAATTGGATTTGATTATCCAGATTCCTTATATTATCAAGACCGAAGCGAGGCGTCGGCAGGCCGAGAGCCGGCGTAAGGACATAGAGGATCAGTTACGGGGATCGAAGTATGGGATTGCTTATACCGATGGTACGGAGCATATCACGCAGCTGAATCGACCCGTCGAGAACAATCTGATGTCCCAGATTGAATACCTGACGAGTATGCTGTACAGCCAGTTAGGAATTACTCAAGGGATTTTGGATGGTACTGCAGACGAGAAGACAATGCTCAACTACTACAATCGGACGATTGAACCTATCCTGTCAGCAATCGCTGATGAGATGAAACGGAAGTTTCTTACCAAGACCGCTCGGTCTCAGCGGCAGTCAATCGAATTCTTCAGAGATCCGTTCAAGCTTGTTCCTGTATCTGAAATTTCTGAGATTGCAGACAAGTTCACAAGAAACGAGATTATGACATCCAATGAAATCCGGCAGGTTATCGGCATGAAGCCGTCGGATGACCCGAAAGCCGACGAATTGCGAAATAAGAACCTGAGCGAATCGGCTGCAGATAGGGGAAGCCCTGAGAATGTCACACCTGAAGAAGCAGTAGAAGAAAACAACCAGACATAGAAGGAGGAAAATTCAAAATGAAGACGAAGAAATTCGACTTTGGTGGCTGGGCTACCCGGAATAACCTGAAATGCTCTGACGGACGGACCATCCTGAAAGACGCATTTAAGGATAACGACGGGCAGACGGTTCCGCTCGTATGGAACCACCAGCACAATGGACCGGACAATGTTCTCGGACATGCCTTGTTGGAGAACCGTAAAGATGGCGTCTATGCTTACTGTACTTTCAACGATACCGAGCAAGGGCAGATCTCGAAGATTTTGGTACAGCACGGAGATATTTCGGCGTTGTCAATCTTTGCGAATCAAATACGGGAGCGCGCATCCAATGTACTTCACGGAGCCATCAAGGAAGTCAGTCTTGTGTTAGCCGGCGCGAATCCTGGGGCGTTCATTGACACGGTAGCGCTTTCTCACGGTGACGACGCGGATGGCGAGGCTATTATCTACACTGGAGAACCCATCAGCCTCTGTCATTCCGGCACCAAGAAAGAGGATGAAGACGGAGCCGCCGATGATCCTGATGATAAGGATGAGGATAAAAATCCTGGCAAGAAAGATGACGGAGATGACGGAGATGAGGAAACTATCGAGGATGTCATCAATACTTTCAATGAAAAACAGAAAAATGTTTTCCATGCTGTGGTTGGAGAAATCATGGCCCGGAATGGCGTTCTCAACGACGAAGAAAAAGGAGGTAGTGAAAACATGAAACATAATGTATTTGACAACGATCAGCAGGTTCAGGCCAATGTTCTGTCCCATGCTGACCAGGCAGAGATTTTGAAGCTGGCAAAATCCGAAGGAGTCGGTTCTTTCAAGGCCGCCATGAAGATTTATATGGAGGAAAACAATCTCCAGCACTCTGATATCAGCGGCTTTGTACAGACCGGCAATGGTAATGTGGCCACGTTGTTCCCGGAGTATGTTGAAGCACATCCCAGCCGCACTCCCGAACTCATCACCAACGATATGGGATGGGTTGACGCCATCATGGCCAAGACCCAGAAAATACCTCATGGCCGGGTTCGTACTTCCCATGTAGATATCCGTAATATTGACTCTCTGGCCGCTAAGGGTTACACCAAAGGCAATGAGAAGAAGATTACCGGTAACTACGCCCTGGTAAGACGTACTACTGACCCCCAGACCGTGTATGTCACGTCTGAACTGCATCGTGATGATGTCGTAGATATCGAGGATTTCGATTATGTTCAGTTCCAGTACGGCATCGATCAGATTTCGCTGAAGGAAACCCTGGCTGTTGCCACCATGTTGGGCGATAACCGTCCTGACAGCGACCCGGAAAAGATCTTCCCGGAGCACATTCGGCCTGTCTGGGTGGATGATGAGCTTTATACCATCCATAGGGACATTGATTTTGCTGCTATGGCTAAGGAGCTTCAGGGAAACAATGCGGCAGATTACTTTGGCGAGAGCTTCATTTATGCCGAAGCAATGGTTACAGCTTTACGTAAAGCTCGCAAAGATTTTCGTGGTACCGGTAAGCCTGATCTGTATATCACTACTGATATGCATAACACGATGATTCTTGCGCGGGATCGCAATGGCCGCCGTATCTATGAAACGGATACCGAACTGGCTGCAGCTCTGGGTGTTGCTAACATCTATGAAGTAACTCAGTTCGAGGATAAGATCCGAACCGATGCTGACAACAAGAAGCATAAGCTCCATGCTATCTGCGTAAACATGGCCGATTACGGTTACGGCGCTTCCAAGGGCGGCGATGTAACTCACTTCACAGACTTCGACATCAAGTTTAATAAGCTTCAGTCTTTACTGGAGACTCGCAAGTCCGGCCAGCTCACCAGAATCAAGTCCGCTATCGTTATCGAAGAGCTGGTAGAGGAGCAGGGATAAAGATCGGAGGAGAAATTCAAAATGGCAAAGTTTTATGGAAAAATCGGCTACGCTGAGACGGTGGAAACGAAGCCGGGCGTATGGAGACCGAAGATAATCGAAAAACCCTATTTCGGGGATTTGATTCGGAATTCACGTCAGTATGAATCTGCCGGGCAGGTGAATGACAATCTTAATATCGCCAACGAAATCAGCATCGTAGCCGATCCATATGCCAGGCAGAATTTCCACTCCATGCGATATATTGAATTTATGGGGACGAAATGGAAGATCACAAGAGTGGAAGTCCAGTACCCCAGGCTGATACTGACGATAGGGGGTGTGTATAACGATGGCAAAACCGAGGGAAACACTACAGACTCTGCTTGAGGGGCTTCTTGGTAGTCGCAACGTATATTACCAGCCCCCCGAATCAGTCAAACTCAGCTATCCGTGCATTGTTTATGAACGGAGCGGCATCCATACCGATTCGGCGAACAACAAAACATATCGGAAATACAATCGATATACGGTAACATACATTGACGAAGACCCGGATTCGGAGATTCCCGATAAGCTGCTGGAATTGGAATATTGTGGGTTTGATACCCACTTCACGGCAGATAATCTCAATCACGATGTCTTCACACTATATTTTTAAGGAGGTAGAAATTCATGAGGAAAATTAAATGGGACGAAGTCGGCAAGCGTCTCTATGAAACTGGCGTGGATCATGGCGTTCTTTACCCTGCCGTAAAGGCATCTTATCCGAAAGGCGTAGCCTGGGACGGTCTGATTAACGTAAACGAGAGCCCTTCCGGGGCAGAGTCGACACCGCAGTATGCGGATAACATTGAATACCTGAATCTGGTTTCCGCTGAGAAGTTTGCGGCGACCATCGAGGCATACTTCTCTCCCGTGGAATTTGATGAATGCGATGGTTCAGCGGAAGTGGCTCCTGGAGTAAATATCGGTCAGCAGACAAGAAAGATGTTTGGATTATCTTATCGGACTCTGATCGGCAACGATGTGGATGACACGGACTACGGTTATAAGATCCATCTGGTGTACAACGGGAAAGCGGCACCGTCGGAGAGAGCCCGTAATACCGTGAACGAGAGCCCGGAGGCTGTTCAGCTCAGCTGGTCAGTGTCCACCACACCGGTGGTGATTAACATGATCAATCCGAAGACTGGAAAGGTCTACAAACCGACGGCGCATTTACAGATTGATTCTACAAGGGTCAATCCGGAGAAGCTGGCGGCATTTGAGGAAATCCTTTATGGAAAGGATGGCGAATTTGCTGCAACTACCGATACCGATTTCAGCTCTGGAAAGAAATATTATGAGCTGGTGGACGGCGAGTATGCAGAAACTTCCGATACAGCTTTTGACAGTGCCAAAACCTACTATGAGGCGACAGCAGAACCTGTCGAAGCACGGCTGCCTCTGCCGGACGAGGTAATTCGGTTCTTCAATGAGGCAGGTTAAGATCGTAACAGCAAACTGAATAACGAAACATGTATAACGGGGCTGCTCTCAGACAGATAAAGCGCGGCTCCGTTCTTTTTATGTGCAAAAAATGAAAGGAGAAATAAATTATGTTAAAGAAAACCCAGACATATGTTGACTTTGACGGTCAGCAGAGAACAGAGGACTTTTACTTCAATCTGACGGAGGCCGAATTGACAGAACTGGAGTATTCCATGAATGGCAGATTATCGCAACTGCTGGAGAAGATCATCAAAGAAGATAATCAGGAGCAGATTATCAAGTATTTCAAGAAGCTTGTGATCATGGCCTATGGTGTAAAGAGCCTGGACGGCAGGCAGTTTGTCAAGAATGACAAGATCCGTGAGGAATTTGCCTCTACAGTTGCTTACTCTGACATTTTCATGGAGCTGGCACATGATGCAAACAAGGCGGCCGAGTTCGTCAACGGTATTATGCCCAAGACAAAGGCCAAGAATGGACAGAATATTACCGCTCTTCCCGGCCAGGCGCCCATCGCAGGGGTCACTCCTCCTACCGCTTAAGCCTATGAAGGAGGGAGATTGGAGAAATGCTTAAAATCACGATACCCGGTCAGGAATTGTGGGATGAGGGGAAAGAGGAATTCGTCAATACCAAAGGAACAACTCTGCAGCTTGAGCATTCTCTGGTCTCTCTTTCAAAATGGGAATCTAAATGGCATAAGCCGTTTCTTGACAAAGGGGATAAAACGGTGGAGGAAACGGTGGACTATATACGCTGTATGACATTGACGCAGAATGTTGACCCATCGGTTTATGGTTTTATTACCAATGAAATAATTGGTCAGGTTTCTGATTACATTGATGATTCGATGACGGCGACTTGGTTCTCGAAAGAGGAGAAGGGAAACACCAGTCAGGAAGCGGTCACAGCGGAGTTGATTTATTACTGGATGGTTGCGCTTAATATTCCGTTTGAGTGCCAGAAATGGCATCTGAACAGGCTCCTAACGCTGATAAGAGTTTGCAACGTGAAGAATGCGCCTCCGGAGAAACTTTCCCAGAAAGAGATTACCAAGAGGACTGCGGCGATAAATGCTGCCAGAAGAAAAGCACATAAATCAAAAGGGAGGAAATAGGTTATGAAATTGGTGGAATCTATTTTAAGTCGGAACCCCTGCTATACGGCAGGAAAGAAAATCAAAGTAACCGGCCTGATGCTTCACTCCGTAGGCTGTCCACAGCCAAAAGCATCAGCTTTCATCAACAGTTGGAACAGTCCGTCTCACAACAATTCCTGCGTCCACGGGTTCATCGACGGAAATGACGGAACCGTATACCAGACACTGCCCTGGGATCATCGGGGATGGCATTGTGGAAGCGGCTCCAAAGGGAGCGGGAACAACAGCCATATCGGCGTAGAGATGTGTGAGCCGGCCTGCATCAAGTATACGGGCGGTGCAAACTTTACCTGCGCTGATCCGAATGCCGCCAAAGCCGTGGCAAAGCGTACCTATGAGGCTGCCGTGGCAAAAAGTTTGGTCTTGACCCGTTGGCGGATGGGGTGGTGATTTCCCATAAGGAAGGCCATGACCGGGGGATTGCTTCAAATCATGGAGACCCGGAACATCTGTGGTCACAGCTCGGAACAGGATATACAATGGACGGTTTCCGTAAAGCGGTAAAAGATGCGATGGGCGCTGCAGTTTCGGAAACCGTAGAGGACGGAACCAAGATTATGGGAGCTGCATTGGCGACAGCTGAGCAGATGGTTTCCTATATCAAGGCGAAGAATCCGGATGTGCCACAATCTGTGGTTGACATGATTCCGTTCTATTTATCCGAGGGACAAGCGGAGGGTGTCCGTGGGGATGTTGCGTTTGCCCAGTCGTGTCTGGAAACGGGCAATTTCGGATTTTCCGGATCGGCGGTGACTCTTGACCAGAACAATTTCTGTGGCATGGGAGTGACTGCCAACGGTATGAAAGGAAATTCCTTTGACACGCCGCAGATGGGAATCCGTGCGCAGATTCAGCATTTGAAAGCCTATGCTTCGATGGAGCCATTGAACGGTGATTGCATCGATTCCCGATTCCAGTATGTTAAGCGTGGATGCGCAAAGTATGTGGAATGGCTTGGGCAGCAGGAGAACCCGCAGGGGACCGGATGGGCAGCCGGTGGCGGATATGGAGGGAAAATCTTAACTATCCTTAACAGCATCCTTTCTGTAACAGAAGGAACATCGCCTGCCGAACAGCCTGAACCCGAAGTGTGGTATCGGGTGCGAAAGACCTGGGACGATGCTGCCTCTCAGAAAGGGGCATTTAAGGTTATGGAATATGCAAAGGCATGTGCGGATGAGAACCCTGGCTATAGCGTGTTCGATGAAAACGGACGGACTTTATATTCATCAGCAGGTTCTTTTGAACCGTTTTTGGTAAGGGTAAATACTTCCTATCTGAACATCAGAAAGGGCCCGGGAACTAATCATTCCAAGACAGGGAAGTACACTGGAATCGGAGTCTTTACGATTGTAGAGGTACAGCCCGGGGAGGGATCGGATTCTGGATGGGGGCTTTTGAAGTCCTATGCGGATGACAGAGACGGATGGATTTCTTTGGATATTACAGAAAGGGTGTAGATCATGAGCGGCATAACGTTCCGGCATAAAGGTGACTTCTCCAAAACGGAGAAGTTTTTTAATTCTCTTTTGAAGCTGGATTATCTCAACGTGCTGGAGCGTTATGGGCAGGCGGGGGTTGCGGCTCTCGCCTCTGCAACGCCAAAGGATAGTGGTTTGACAGCTGCTTCCTGGGACTATGAGATAACCCATAACGGAAAAGAAACAACAATCGCATTCACCAATTCCAATATAAGCAACGGTGTGAATATTGCAATCATTTTACAGTATGGGCATGGAACAAAAGGTGGCGGATACGTGGCAGGAAGAGATTACATCAATCCGGCCATACAGCCAATTTTCGATAAGATGGCAAATGAAGCTTGGAGGGAGGTAACGAATCTATGAGTAAGTCTGTAGAAAAACGCATTGTCGAGATGCGGTTTGACAATCAGCAGTTCGAGAAGGGCGTACAGACTACTATGGGTACGCTCGACAAGCTTAAACATTCCCTGAAGCTCGACGGAGCGACAAAGGGTCTCGAAGATGTTGATAAAGCGGTAAAAGGGATTAACATATCAGGGCTGAGCAGTGCGGTGGAAACTGTTAAGAGCAGATTCTCGGCGCTTGAAGTAGTCGCAATTACAGCGTTAGCGAATATCACAAACTCGGTGGTCAACGCCGGAAAGAAGCTCGTGGATTCATTTACTCTTGAACCGATTCATCAGGGATTTGCAGAGTATGAACTCAAAATGGGGTCCGTGCAAACTATCATGGCAAGTACGGGGGCGGATATCAAGACAGTAAATGGCTACCTTGAAGAACTGAATACCTATTCGGATAAAACCATTTATTCGTTTTCTGATATGACTTCGAGCATTGGAAAATTTACAAATGCAGGAGTTTCTCTTGATGATGCGGTAAAGGCGATTAAGGGTATCAGCAATGAAGCGGCGGTTTCAGGAGCAAATGCGAATGAAGCTTCAAGGGCTATGTACAATTTTGCTCAGGCGTTATCTTCGGGAGCGGTCAAGCTGATAGACTGGAAGTCCATTGAAAATGCTAACATGGCTACTGTGGAGTTCAAACAGTCATTGTTGGACACAGCCCTTGCAATGGGAACCGTTGTCAAAGTCGGCGATAAATATCAGTCAACAACAACAGATGCACAGGGAAAGATATCTGACTTGTTCACAGCAACGAGCATGTTTAATGATTCTCTTTCCTCGCAATGGATGACTACAGATGTTCTTGTGCAGACGTTGGGTAATTATGCAACGGATGTGCGGGAAATGACCGCTGCGGAGAAGAAGGCATATGAGGAAAAACTCCGGGGCATTGGATATACCGAAGAACAGATTAAGGCTATTGAAGAGCTTGGGCAGAAAGCGTTTGACTCGGCGCAGGATGTGAAAACGTTCAGCCAGCTGATGGATACGCTGAAAGAAGCAGCAGGTTCCGGATGGGCGCAGACATTCGAGATTTTATTTGGCGATTTGGAAGAGGCCAAAGTATTATGGACCGCTGTCAGTCAGGTTGTTGGCGGATTCATCGACCAATCATCGAAAGCCAGGAATGATATGCTCCAGGGTTGGAAAGATTTGGGCGGGAGGCAAGCTCTCATCGAGTCTGTTCAAAATGCATTCAGTGGTCTGATGAGTGTAGTCAAACCGGTTGGTGAGGCGTTCCGAGAAATTTTTCCGGCAACTACATCGGAACAGCTTATGAACCTTACCAAAGGTCTAAAAGAGTTTACATCGCATTTGAAATTAAGCGATAAAGATTCCAAAAACCTGAAAAATACTTTCAAGGGTCTGTTCGCAGTTTTGGATCTTGTGAAACAAGGAATTGGAGCGCTCGTTAAAGCAGTATTTCCGATGACAAAAGGGCTTGGAAGTCTCGGCTCAGGGGTTTTGAGCGTAACCGGAAAAATCGGGGAATGGCTTGTATCCCTGGACCAAGCAGCAAAGAAGAGCGATGTTTTTAACCAGACAATACAGAAATTCCACGATAAAGTCAGCCCAATCCTCAAATCAGTAAAAGGGCATATCGATGGCGCTGTTGTGGCAATCAAGAAATTTGCAGAAACGCATTTCAATGTCCCGGATACATCGGGACTTATGAGCGTGACAGATAAACTGAAAGCAAGAATCGAGCCGTTCAAAAAAATAGGTGAAGTCGCAAAGGAAGCGATGGGAAAATTGGTTGACGCATTCAAGGCATCTGCTCCTGTTCTGGCGAATCTGGGTGGAATCATTGTCGATGCTCTCGGAAAAGTAATTGACGGAATTATGAAAGCATTGCGCGGCGAAGGATTTGATTCGCTGATTGATCTATTGAACGGGGGTATTGTCACCGGTATTGGTGTAGGCATCATGAAATTCATCAAGAACCTTACCGGATTGGAAAGCACTGCAGATGATGCTATTGGAGGGTTTGCTGGAATTATAGAGGGATTCAAGGGCGCTATCAACGGAGCAAAAGAAACCCTTGCAGATTTTCAGGCAAGCCTGAAAGCGGATATACTGATGAAGATTGCCGGTTCCATTGCGGTTCTTGCCGGTTCACTTTTGGTGTTGTCATTGATTGATTCGGATAAACTGGGAGGGGCATTAGCTTCTATCAGCATCCTCTTTGCCGAATTGGCCGCATCTATGGCGTTGTTTGATAAAACATTGAGCGGGCAGAAAGGTCTGAATAAGTTTGGGATGGCGATGATTGAAATGTCAGCTGCTATTCTTGTGCTTGCGTCAGCTCTTAAGAAGATTGCAAGTATCGATTCGGATAAATTGGCCGGAGCTCTTGTCAGTATAACAGTTCTGATTGGAGAGATGGTGGCGGCTTCCCTGGCACTTTCAAAATGGGGCGGGAAGATAAAGACAAGTGCGGTGTC